CCTGCGTCATGGCGGTTAGGCCGCCTTTCGATTAAACGAATTTAACGAATTTTGTAGCGTCTGCCATAAACGTTGCAGCGTAACCACGGTACGCAATAGTGCGGCCCAAGGTGCTAGGTACGTCTACTGAAATGGCGCCCTTTTGCTGTTCGTAAAATTCAAAACCTGCAGCTGGGCCGGCTGCGTGGCCCATAAATGAACCTGGGGTATCTTTATCGACTACAAGCACAAGGCCAAGCGGATTGCCGTTCCAAGTGTTAGCTGCCAACTGGCCTGGCGCGTTCATAGCCCCAATTTGTGGAAATACTGGTCGGCCTGTGCTGTCAACCAATGAACCCAACGCGGCCCAAGTACCAGGTGTTACCACCATATGCGTAGGTAGGTAGTTTGTATTTAACGAAATTTGGCGGGCGCCTTCGTAAATTGCTGCTATCCAGTCGGCAGGGTCCGACGTGTCGGCAACTGATGTTGTTTGTGAAATTGCGCCTTGGCACTCTGTCACGGCGTACGTGTTCGTTGCTTGTCCGTAGGCAATAGCCAACTGATTTAAAACAATGTTAATTGAAGCGGGGTCACTCCAGTCCAAGGCCTGTTCGGACATTGTAACAAACGTACCGAAAGTTTTTTTGTCGACGTTGTTGTTTGACACGGTGACAGTAGACGGGTTTAGTTGGTCTAGTTCGGGTGTTTGTTCGTCGACTACTGGGCGTACAGTAATTTTTGGTCGGCGAAATGTTGCGCCTGCGCCTGGCATTGCCCTAGTCCCGATTGCACTGACAAACGGCCTAATCGGGTTAAGTCCGTCGTAGACGCTGCCGGTGATGATTTCAGGCAAAATTCCTGGCAAGCTTGGGTCGGCGGTAATGTCCGGTGCTGCAGCTTGAATTTTTGCGTTCATTTCTGCAAGTACGCTGCCGCCCTGTAGTGACGCTGCGATATATTCGCCAGCGCTTGGCAATTTGAAGCTACGCGGTTGGGCGTAAACGATTGGCGCTACGTGTGCGGCTTCGATAACTGTTGGGGTGTCTGTTGGCTGTTCCATGTTGTCTAACTCCTCGTTAGGTGTTTCGGTTTCTATATTATCTACTTCTTGTTCGTCTTGTGGGATACCCTGCGACGCGGCTACGCGGTCTACTGACGCGCCCGCAAACGCCCCGTAGGGCACTAACGATAATTCTTGGAAATCGGCACTTTCTATAATCATTGTGCCTTTTTCGTCGTAACTAAAACGGGTTGGGTTAACGCCAACACTTACCGCGTCTAGTACGCCGTCGGCTGCCAATATTAGCGCCTCGTTGCCCAACGCGGTTTCGCTTATTCGTGCCTCGTACATCATGCCGCCTGGCGTATCTATCAAACTTGTAACAATTCCTACGGCCTTGGTGCTGTCATGGTTTAGATACATTTTCGGCATTTTTTCGCTTGCGTTTAAACTGCCTGGCATAAACATAACTTTTGTGCCGTCGTTTACTGTTGCCTCAACGTTGTACGGCAACGCTAGACCGGCAAGGGTTCGGCGTGGCATACCGTTAGGTTCGGCTGCGTCAATCTTTAAATCTTGTTGCACTAATTTAAGCATTTGGCATTACTCCTACTTCGTCAACTTCTGCGGGTGTGTCATATTCGGATAGGTAACTTTCGGATAGGTAACTTTCTATATCGAATTTGCAATAGGTACCACGGGGCAATACGTTACCCATACTTAGCGTTTCGGCTATACAGTCCATAAACAATTTGGCGCCGAACATATACAAATCCTGTCGCGCTTGGGTGCTGTTTTGGTAACTGTAACTTCCCGTTGCGACGCCCAACAAATACGGTGGGCAATTTGCTAAACGCGCAATTTCTAACGCCTGGTACTCACTAGCTGCAACCAACATTTGTTTACTAGCGTCGCTGTTCGTTTCTGTGTACGTAACAAATTCGTTAAGAACCGCTACGGAATTTGTAAGGCGCGCCGTTTCAAACGACTGGCCCAACTGTTGCAATTCCTCGGCGCTTAAAGGCTCGCCCGCGACCTGCCGCAATACGCCCGTAGGAAGCAAACTAGAACTGTTGCGTAGCCTTGCCTGCTCGAGCTTAAGCGACGTCAAAACCGCGTTAGGGCTAGTAAAAAGTAAACCTTGAATAGGGCTAATAAATTGCACTACGTCGCGGTGGTCAATAGGTAAACCGCTAAACATTATTTGTTTAGACGGCGCAAAAAAAACCGGACCGGCCTGGTCGGTGGTTGTGCACATCGCGGAGGGCATACGTTGGAAACTTTTTGGGTATCCGTCGCTAGACCTTTCGGTAATGTAAAGAAACGCCCGCTGGGTAAAAAACAAATCGTCAAATAACCAGGCAAGCGTTGTGCTATTTGGTAGCGACGGGTCAAGCTGCCTAGTCCAGGCGCGCGGGGCAATTTGAATTTGTTCAAGTTCGCGCGTAATAGGGTTCCAAATTTCGTTATACATTGACAACGGCGTACAGCCAATAACTGACGCCAACAAATCGCGCGCCCTAGTAATAGCCGGTACGGCCATAGCACGTTGGCGGGTAGCGCCTTGGGTAAACGCATAAAAGTTATCAAGTTGTGACGCGCCAACATTTGAACCACTAGCCGCCGCTTTAACGGTAGTACCTATAGCGGCCTTGTTGACTTTGTTAAATAACGCCATGCGTTTAGTCTGCCATATCTGTTAAAAGTTTGGTGGCACTACCCACGGTGAAGCGGTCTATTTCTTTTCCCGACGAAAAGGTAAGCCGTCGTAGGTAGTGCCGTCACAACATTAGCGGTTTAGCGCAACTACTAACGGTTTGCCGACAAGCTGCGGTTTAGACGCCAACGCGGCAGCCCAAACCATGCACCTAGCCAACGTGATAGGCCCAGGGCTACGCGTAGACGACAGGGCTACGCTGCCTTGGTGTTTTATCAGTACGGCGCGCTCGACGTGTTCAATTAACTGGTTTTCGCCGTGGTGGTAAATGCGGTTTTCTATAATCATATTTTTAACTGGGCTAGTCCATTTTAGTAATTCGCGGTAGCCAACAATAGTTTTACGGCGTTCCATATTTGGCGGTAAATGTATTTCAAGGCCTGGCGTAATTGCTAGGCGTAGCGTTGGCCCTACCGCTATTTCCGCTTCAACCAGACGCCACATTTCGGCAAGTGTTCCCGCAACAAACGCAACAGTAACCGCCGTTTTTAGCCCTACTTGTACGGCCCTAACGCCGACGTATAGCGCGCCGTCGGTGTCTACCTCGATAGCAAGTATTCCGCCTGGGGGTATTGGGTCCTCGGATTGCAGCGCCTCAAATACGCCAGGTTCTAGCCAACCGTTTTGTGTTGCTGTCCACGTGTTAACCGACGCACGTAAAAAGGCGTTGCGGTTTGGCGCTTCGCTTTCTGCCTCAATTACAGACATTTCTAACGTATGGCCTAGCGCTGGGTTTGCGTACGCCCAGGCTTCGGGCGTCATTAAATCCATAGACGGGCTAGGGCTAAATTCGGCAAAATATAATTTAGTTTGTTCGCCGCTATCTATAGCCCTTAATCCTTGTTCGCGCCAACGCAACATTGCTTTACTGTCTTGAGTACCGGCTGTAGACATCATCACAAACAACGGGTTTTTGCGCGCACGTTGCGACGGTAGTAAACCTTCGTCTATGGCCGCTTCCGAAATATCCCAAACTTCGTCGGCTACCACTAAGTCGACGCTGTAACCGTGACCAGCTGCAGGCGTGGCCGCACGTGGAAACCATACGCTGTTATCCGGCATTGTTAAAACCATGCGCCCATATGACCACGACACGTGGGCACCAAATTTAGTTTCTAGTATTGGCGCTAGATACGTAAACAACGCGGTAGCCAAATCGAGTTTGTGCGCGACAGTAATAACCGTTTGCGCCTGGCCGCGCGCTTTACCCTGCGTAGTAAGCCACCAACCGACAAGCGACGCAATAGCAACCGTTTTACCGTTCTGTCGCGCAACAGACACAAGGCCGACACGGTGCAAGTAGTCGCCGTTGCTATCCATAGACGTTAAACCGTGCAATATATTTTTTTGCCAGGGCATTAGGTCTACGCCAAGTACCTCTTTCGCAAAATCCCCAATTTCGATTACAGCCGATTTTTGACCACTAGCGGTGGTCGTAACCAATCGCGGCATATCGTGGCCAGTTCGCGCCAGTTCCGCCAAATCTTTAAGATATATAGGGTTAATGTCT